AGACTCGCAACCTCTCGATGGGGTAGCGGATTCGCGGCTGGATGGATTGACGGCGATGATTGGAAGGTGTTTTTGGTGCACAAGGTCGGCGGTCGATGGATCTGGCAGTCGGACTTGACAATCTGGACTCCGCCGAAGTAACTCACGGAAGAAATCCACAAATCCACAAATCCACAAATCCACAAAACAAAACAAAACCCAACAAAATTCCCACAATGAAAAAACAGCAAATCAACGACCCTGCTTACTTAGCGATAATGCTCGCTGAGATTCACAAAAAAGCAGAGAAAGTGCCAGAGGGATATTATACATCGAAACAATGGTCTGAACGATGGAACGGCAGAGGAAAGCCAGATAAGATTCTAAAGATAGGAATACAGGCTGGCATCATCGAACGCAGAGATTTTAGAATAACCATAGGCGACGGCAGAGTGCTTCCGATTGCTCACTATAAATTTCTCGGCGAGGAAAAGCAGAAGCAGAATTTTAAGAAATTTAATTCTAAGAAATCTAAGAAATCTAATTCTAAATAATTAGACAATGAATTCTATTCCTTGCTCAATCGAATCTGAGCAATACCTGCTCGGCGTTGTCATTAGGGACAACCTCGACCTCAACGAAATCGGACTCAAGGCTCAGGACTTCTTTGAACCACGCCATCAGGATATCGCTCAAGCAGCGATTCTTTGTAAGCAGGACCTCATCGAAATTAACGAAATCAGCATCGGCTCAGTGCTTTTATCGAAGGGACTTAATTACACCACTTACATCAACGAGTGCACGACGAACGTAGGATTCACTGCTCTGAACAAATTCTGGGCTCAGGAAATCAAACGCACTGCTAAACTCCGCCAGATTCAACTGCACGCTAAGAAGCTCCTCGACTACACAACCCAACCAGAATCCAACCCAGATGCTCTCCTCGATTATGCCGAGGGAACGTTTAAGTCTTTCAGCAGGGAGACGAAAACAGGACTCCAAGAGATGCAACTTGATGCTCTCAGCAGTTTTGACCGAACTAACGACGAAGATGCAGTAATTGGCAAATACCGCTGGCTGTGCAAGGGTGGCTCATTGCTTCTCGTTTCGCAATCCGGTGTAGGCAAGTCGTCATTCACTATGCAATTTGTGATCACGCTTTGCACACAATACCAAAAAGGTTTCTTTGGCATCAAGGCAGGAAGACCCTTACGCGTAGTAATCCTTCAAGCAGAGAACGACCTCGGCGACATTGCTGAGCCATTTCAGGACATCCTCAAGGGCATGCAACTCAGCCAGACCGAAAATGAATTGCTATTCGAGAACCTACGAATCTTCCGAGACACTGCCTCCGTAGGACAGGAATTTCTTAAACGAATGAAGGAGCTCATCGTCCTGCACCGGGCTGATGTGTTCGTTGTTGATCCATTGCTATCCTTTGCTGGCATCGAAGTTTCCGACCAGAAGCAAATGACGGAATTCCTACGGCATGGCGTCGCACGAGTGCTCGAGGAAACAGGGGCGGTTCTAATCGCAGTGCACCACACTACCAAGCCAAGGTCATCAAAAGACCGCGAAGGGCAAACAGACACTGATTTAGCCTACTCTGGTGCTGGAGCATCGGAACTCGTGAACTACGTGCGAGAAGTCGGGGTCCTCCAGCGAGCACAGGGTTCAGAACCGATATTCAAATTCTCTTTAACTAAACGCCGTAACCGAGCAGGGATGAAGAACATCGATGGCGACTTCAGTCACGAAATCTACGTCCGCCACAGCCGAGAACAGAACACAGTGAAGTGGGAATATTCCCTCCCGCCGGACGACTTACGCGACAAGGAAACCGCAGCCAAAAACTTCCGAGGACGATAAAACCCAAAAACCACGAATTATATGGCATTTATGCAATTTATACGTTCAGAAGTCTTAAACAGAAGTCTTAAACAGAAGTGTTACATAGAAGTGTTACATAGAAGCCTTCCTATAACTACGTATAGGGAAACTGCCCTATGCTCGCTATACGCTCGCTGGGCGTTTCTCATAATAATAAAAAAATAACAAAAGAACATTTATGAACCTAAAGCAGAAATACTACCTATCCAATGTCCGCAGGACTCTCTGGAAGAATCACCCCGATCAGATGAAGAGAATGGCTCTTAGGGGTAGCATCAATAATCAAAAGAACCGAAGAGTGTTCATCGATAAACTCAGGAATTGGGCAGAGATGAATATCAAGAAGCCCATTAGTTACTCTGAGCTCTTAGCATTACTTAAAACTATTCCTGATTATAAAACCAGAGCAGAGAAACAAAAGAAATACAGCAGTCTGATAGCACTGATGAAGACTAAGGGTATCATTCGTTTCGATTGGGAACAAGAGGGATACGTGGTAATCGTGAAGGAATTACCTCGGTTTTAAGGCTACTTGCTTTTCCTTGTATTGAATGTTAATAACAATACGTGCAGAGGAAATCGTGCTATGACGTGCAAGCTCCTAAAGCAGACGCTCGGCGGTTTGATAAGTGGTTTTTCTCTCTGAGCAGGAAGGAGCAAGATAAGTTACGCGATCACGGTGTTTTACCTTACAGGGAAATGTGGCAGCCTAAGCACGTCTTTGAAGTGAAGGAGAACCACAAGGCTTGGGGAACTACTGACACTACCGAAAGAATTGAAACAGAAGAATTCATCAGCAGGGAGCACGTGCTGAATTCATTGCGAGCATTCATGCAGGCACTAACGCAGACTGATTCGTTCGTCATTCGTAGGCATATTGAATTTGTTAAGTGGGCTCTGGAGATGCCGAGCCGGTTACCTTCTCGCCAGATAGCATCGATGTATGGTATGAGTCATGAAGGTATTATGAAGCGAGCAAGATTCGTTCGCAGTCAGTTAAACGTGGCTGAACTTGTGACGCTGGATGAAGTGAAGGAATTTAGGAGTAAGGATAAGAAGTCGAAACGGAAATCCAAATAGGGCAATAATATGGAAAAAGATAAAATAAAAAACATAAGCAAATCTTTAGCTTATTATTATAAAAACAGGGAAAGATTATTGGAAGTTCTGAAAAAACGTGCAAAAGATAATTATTATAAGAACAAGAAAGCAAAATTAGAAAAAAATAAAGAATGGAGAGACACAAACAAAGAGTATTTCAAAAATTATAAATCTAATTTTAAACAGAGAAGTTATTTCAGTAATCGTTCTACAACAATTAGATACAGACACAAAGGTGGATTAGGAATGAGCCATAAAGAACACGCTACTAAGTTATTCTGGATATGGATTAAGCAGAAAGGACGATGTGCATATACAGGAACAAAATTACAATTTGATAGCACAACGCATTTAGACCATATTATTCCTGTTTCTAAAGGCGGAACAAATCATCCAAGCAATTTACAATTTGTTTCAAATGTGGCTAATCAGGCTAAATCCAATCTTACGCACGATGAATTCATTTTATTATGCAAAACCATATCTCAAAGGTTTGAATACCCCAATAGATAACTTTTACCCACCCACCCCTATCGTGGCGTGGCTGAGCACCGCCTAACTTTTTTACCTGTCTGACTCACAAAACCAAGGGGTTTACCCATCTGGCTGGCGATTTAAGACACTTTGACGCACCGACCCTTACCTACCCCTACCTTTTGCATCAAAACGCCTTAGAAGCCAAAATTGAAAGAATTAGACGCTTGCTTGAAAATCGCCTAAAATTCGACATCTAAAAAACAGCCAAAGAAAAACCAGCATCTATGCCTAAATTAACCAACGGACAAATCGCATCTGCCCTCGGGGTGTCGGTTGCTCGGGTGTCAGCGTTACGCAAGGAAGGTATGCCGGACGATTCGATGGAGTCAGTGCTCGCTTGGCGTCAGGCGAGAGAAGACGAACGCAGGCGAATTGCTCCAGAGGTGGTCGAGACGCTGGACGACGGAAGCATCGCCGAGAGAATTAACTCGCACAGGATTAAGGTGAATCTTGCTGGTCAGGTTTGGGAGCAGTCAATTCGTGACAGAGACCCGAATCAGGGTAAGTTTCAGACGGCTTACAATCAGTCACTCAAGACTCTGTTGGATCTCGAAGAGGAGCAGGAGCGACGAGCGGTGCAAGCAAGGCAATTCATCAAGGCTTCAGAATCCAGAGAAGCGATGACGCAGTTGATGTCAGAAATTTTGACTCGGCTTGATAAGCTCGGCCTCGACTGTGCCGAACAATGCAACCCAGAGAACCCAGCGAAGGCGGTTAAGGTGCTCGACGGCTGGGTGCGGAAGGTGCGAGCGGAGATGTCCCAGAGCGAATGAACAAACTTGAACTCATAAAAATCGGTCGTGAGATTCTGCGTCCACCAGACTCAGGAGACATCGTCGATTGGCTCGAGGACAACGTGCACAGCGTTCCTGATAGCCCGATGCCCGGACCGTTTCGTAGCGAACGCACGCCATGGATTGCTGAGGCTTTGAGAATCGCAGCAGACCCTGAAACGAAATTGCTGACTGTGCTCGCCTCGATTCAATCGGGCAAAAGTTTATTCGCACGTCTGTTCAGTTGTTACGTCGTTGCGAACCAACCAGGACCGATGATGATTCTGCAAGCGAACGACCCAGAGGCGAAGGACTTCATGTTGCGATATTTGCGACCGCTTTGGAAAAACAGCCCAGCGGTGCAGTCGAGAATTTCTGAGGCAGACCAAGATAGAAGTGTCGTGGCGGACTTTGACCGCATGTCGATTTATTGCCGAGGGATTTGGAATGAAAGCAATTTGCAACGATTGAGTCTGAGATATGTGCTCGCTGATGAGTGCTGGCTTGCTCCACAAGGTCACTTAGCGGAAGCCTCGGCTCGGGTTACTGCGTTCGGCTGGATGGGTAAGCGAATCTTTATGTCGCAGGGCGGAAGGAGCGGTCAGGAATTCCATCAGCTGCACGAGCAAACCGACCAACGCGATTGGAACTTCTGTTGCCCGAAATGCAATAAGTTGCAACCATGGCTGTGGGAACAAATCAGATTCCCTGATGATGCTAAGGCTTCTGGATCGTGGGACTTGATTAAGGTGTCAGAAGGAACGACTTACGAGTGCCAAGGATGCAACGAGAGATTACCTGATACAAACGCTACTCGACTTGAGTGCAACAAAAACGGAACTTTTGTGCAGACTGCGATGTCTTCGAATAAAGGTCACATCGGTTTGCACTGGAACAGCCTCGCAACGATGTCGTGGGGGGAACTTGCGACAATGATGATTAAGGCTTCTGAGGCGAACGATGTTTTCGGTGACGAAGAGCCCCGACGCATCTTTAAGCAAAAGCGACTCGCGTTGCCGTGGTCTGAAGAGGGCGGTCAGATTGTTACGGACGCAGTGGCGAGCGAATACAACCTTTTGGACGATTGGGCTGGTGAGGCTGTTTTAACGCCACGAGGGAAACTGCATGAGCGCGAGGGTGCTCCTGCTGGAAGTATTAACTTCAGGACGGCTGGTGTGGACGTGCAGAGAGGGCACTTCTGGGTGGCTGTGCGGAGCTGGGGGATTAAGGGTCATAGCAGATTGCGAGCCTTTAGTAAGGTCGAGACTTGGCAGGGCGTTGAGGAATTTCTGAAAAATCATGCGATCCATCCAGCGTTAATTTTCGTAGATTCAGGAGACAACACGCAAGAGGTCTATCGTGAGACCGCTAAGCGAAAGTGGAAGTGTGCTCGTGGTAGCGGACAGGAGGATTTTGCCTCGACCGATAAAGACGGAAAGACGACTCGGCGGTTTTATTCCGAGAAGCAACGCATCCTTGTCCCTGGTTTAACGACTCGGGCTGAACTTGTGGTGTGGTCGAATTTAGCTGGTAAGGACTTACTGCACGGACTCCGCAGTCGAAAACTTTTGACCTATGGACGAGACGCCAGCACCGAATACGTCGAGCAGTTGAACTCAGAAGTCCGAGTAAAGGATAGACGCACAGGTAAGCCGATGTGGATTCTTCCGCAGGGCAAGAAGGACAACCACGCTCTTGACTGCGAATTGCTGTGCCTGCTGAGTGCCGTTCGTTGGGGTATTGTCGGCAGGGAAGCTGACGCTAATGAGAGTATTGAATAGCATCGAATAAATTAAAAACTAATTTGCTTTTCGTTCAGTTGCCATTTGAATCAATTCTGTCAGCAGGGCATCAGTTTTTTGTCGTTGTGGGACTTCGTTTTGTCTGGTGCTCTGCTGATTCACTGAATCCTTTTCGATTTATTGCCAGAAAAGTCAGTATTATGGCATCTGGCTTATTCATAGGACTCACTGAGGACGAACTATTGCTCATCAAATGCAAGGCGGTCAGCCTTATCACTGAAGGAAAGACGACCATGAGCTACTCAGACAGCGGTTCATCCGTCTCGAAAAATTTTGTGATGCACCCTAAGGACATGCTCGATGAGGCGATGTATGCGTTATCAATTTTAGACCCCAATACCTACGGAAAACAAAATCGTGTTCTGCGTCCATCGTGGCGTAATGGTAGGGATGTCTTTTAATTATAACACATTTAACACCAATGCCGAAATCACCTGCTAAAAAAACCAAGCAGTCGCTTAAGACTTCTAAGGGCAATAAATCATTCAAGAAGCAATCTGCTCAGGGTGGGTGGAACTCTGTGAATTACAGCAAGAACAGAACGGCATTGTATGCTCCGCCTGTCCAAGACCAGCGTCGTGACTTGAGTCCTCGTGATCGTATCGAAATGATGCGTCGATTGCGTTGGGGTGACCGCAACAGCGGAATGGTTCGTCAGATTCTCGGCGACCTCGTGCAGTATTCAATCGGTGACGGCATTAGACACCAGAGCCATGCAAAGAATGCTAAACTCTATGAGGATTATTTCACTGAGTGGTGCAAGAAGTGCGACATCACGAATCGCTTTAATTTCTGGCAGGTGCAGTCAATTCTTCTGCGAAGTGCAGCGAGAGACGGAGACTCCTTTGCTATTAAAACTCGGAACGCAGGCGACAAACCGAAGTTACAATTAGTCGAGGCTCATCGAGTCGGGAATCCTTTGCCTCCTGAAAAAGAGCCAGACGGAATGTTCGACGGGATTCGATTCGGTGCTTATGGCGAATTAGTTGGCTATAATGTTTATAAAAGCGACGGAATGAGTCGTGAGATTATTGCTCCTGCTGTGATGCACATCATCGACCACGAATACGCAAGTGGTGCTCGTGGTGTTCCTGTCCTTCAGCACAGCTGGAATGACGTGCAGGACGAAATGGAATTGTTGGCTATCGAGAAAACTGCAGCGAAAACCTCTGCTCAAATTTCCCTGGTCATCAACAAAACAGGCGGAACAATCGACGACAATATGGCATCGGAACTCGGTGCTACCGCTCCAACGAACTACGGCGATGTCGCTGCGTCGATGGGTGGTAATATTCTGGCTCTTGATGTTGGAGAGTCTGTTCAATCGGTGCAGTCAAACCGACCCAGCCCGACATTCACAGGTTTCTTAGAGGCGATTCAGCGAGACATAAGCAGAGGCGTATTGCCTTATGAATTCATCGGAGACCCTTCCAAGACTAACGGCGGTGCGTTACGAATGGTAGTGGCAAAGGCTGACCGAGTGTTCCAGAAGTGGCAAAATATAATCATTGAGCAATTATGCGTTCCGACTTGGGGATATGTTATCGGTGACGCTATCGCTAACGGCGAATTGCCAGACGACCCAGATTGGAATAAAGTATCGTGGACGACTCCGAAGCGAGTAACGGTTGATGCTGGTCGTGAAGCAGCGAATGATCGCGCTGACGTGGAATTAGGACTTCTTTCGATGTCTGAATTATACGCTCAACGCGGATTGGATTTCCGAAGCGAAATGGCAAAGAGAGCAGAAGATATGGCTTACATCGTGAACCTCGCTAAGCAAACCGGACTCCCGATTGAGATGCTTTATAAGCCAACGAATGTTCAACCAGGAACTCTCGCTCCGCTTGCTCCTAAACCTTATGTCGAAGAGTCAGATGCTAATTTGAGCACAGATGAGCTCATCAACCAAAACGAAGACAACCAAGACTAATAATAATTAACTAACTATTTTATGAAATTCTTATCTAAAGCACTAAGCGGTCGTTCTCCTCTTTTAATCGACCCTATCGAGGCAAAGACGCACGCTGAGCGAGTGAGCACTTACGGAATCTCTGACTTACTCAGTCAAATCTTTGGTGAAACTCCGAAGCCTTATAAGGTCGGAAAATACGGCATCATCCCTGTCGTCGGTGTTATCGGTAAGGGACTCTCTCCTCTTGAGAAAATGACAGGTGCAGTTGATTTGAATGAAGTCAGTCAGCAAATTGACGCTTTTCTCGCAGACCCTGAAGTGCAAGAGATTGTGTTTCATATCGACTCGCCCGGTGGAACTGTAACAGGAGTCGAAGAAGTCGCTCGCAAGATTCAGAATTCTACTAAGCCAACGACGGCTTATACGGACGGAATGATGGCATCGGCTGCTTATTGGCTCGGTGCATCGGCTGATCGTGTCGTCGGTTCACCTTCTTCTGATGTCGGAAGCGTCGGCGTTTATATGGCTGTGCCTGATATGTCAGGACTTTACGCGATGTCAGGTGTGCAAATGCTCGTGATTAAATCATCGGCTACTCCACTAAAGGCGGCTGGTCTCGAGGGCACGTCATTAAGTCAGGAGCAAATTGATTACTTCCAACAACAAGTGGACGAGATTTATACCGATTTCGTAGCGTCGATTAAACAAAAACGTAAATTCGTTTCTGAGGATGCTCTGAAGGGTCAAGCGATGTCAGGTAAGGTCGCCTCGAAAAAGGGACTTCTGACCGGATTGGCTGATTCACTCGGTGCGTTGTTAAAATGAAAGTGCCTGACAATTCTGGTGAAAATTCTGCTGAAGTTGCCAATAATAACAAATTTATGACCATCGAAGAACAACTCGTTAAGGCATCCGCTGAAATCTCTGCTGTCGTTACTGAACGCGACGAGATTCGTG